AATTTATAAGCTTCTGCCATGAGTTACTCCTTATGCGTGGGATAGGCCGCGTGGATCTTCAACCACGGCTTCCACGGTATCGTCATTGATGATGCGGAATTCCCGGTCATGAATGCGCATGCGGGTTCCGGCGTACGTGCGAGTCAAAACAAAATCGCCTTTTTTGCACCAAGGTCCGGTTGGAAACCGATCTTTGTCGCTATAAGCCATTTCGCCCAACTCAACTACAAACAACACTTGCGTGGTCAGCTCTTCGCGATTGACAGTTGTCTCTGCTTTGATCAAGCCACCTTCGTACTTCGCTTCAATGTGCGGAACCATGCAAAGAATTTTGTACCCTTTTGGGATAGGCAATTGCTTTGCTTTTTCGTCTGCGCTTTGTTGCGTTGCATCAATATCAATATCACTCATCGTCTTCATGCTCCAGTCTATTTGCAAGGTCTGAGGTAATACCAAGCGCGCGATCCAGACCCTGAATGATCCCGCACAACTTTGCATACTCGGCAATGTCCTTGAGCGAACCTTGCGAGATGAATTCTTCCATTGCTTTGCGCTCTTCCAAGATTTTGGTCTTGATATAGTCTAGAGCGGTGTCGTAATTCACTGAACCACCTTCCTTTCAGATTGGTTTTGCATCTGCGTTTTGGCAACATCTATGCCCATACGCAACCCTTCACGCTCATCGTCTCGTTTAGCGGCATCTTTTGCTTTTGCCACTTCAATACCAAGACGGGTTCCTTCCAGCTCTTGCCGACCTTCAATTTCTTTTTCACGCAAACGTAGTTCGTCTGCTTTTGCGGCCGCTTCGGTAGCCATTTTCTTCTCTTTGATCTCGACTTCTTTAGCCTTGATCTGAAGCTCTTGCTGTTGCATCTGAATGAGCGGGTCTTGCGCTTGTTGTTGCGCTTGCATCATCTGCGCTTCCGCTTGGTCTTTCTGTAGCAGTTTTGCAGCTGCCTGAGCAGCCAGTTGCGACAATTGCACTTCTACTTCTGGCGGCAGAGTGCGGTCTTCCAACTCTGTAGACATCGGCGGCAGAGCAGCACCCAACATCTTCTCTATCTCTTTGCGGTACTGGAATGCCACATGCTCCATAACGTGCGCTTGCGCAGCAGCCTGGATTGCTTGTGCTTGCGGGTTTTGACCCATCACAGCAGCCAGTTTTGGATCTTTCATCGCAGCCATATGAACGGCCAAGTGCGCTTCGTGATCTTGATACAAGAATGCTTTAACAGGTTTGCCCTGCATTAGATTCATGTTTTCCGACACAGGATCGACAGGCTTCATGTCTTCCTTCAGCGGAACAATCTTGGCTGCGTTTTTGACCCCAAGCGTCTCGATCATCTGACGATGAAGTACTGGCAGGTCGTATATCTGAGGCGCGGTCTGCGACAACTGAAGCACAGCTTGGTACTGCACAACCCGCTGGCTCATCGTAGAGGCATTAGGATCAGACACCGGCAGAATGTCAGTGTGATCGTAGTCAGACTTCTTGGCCTTTTTGCTGCCGACTTCTGGTTGGTAGCTGTATTCATCAGGCGTGCTGTCCCGAATGATTGCAGCCAACAACCGGAACTCTTGCTTCATGGTGTAGTAGATGCGAGCCTGAACCGCGCTCATTACTTTTAGCATCCGCTCCAACACAGCCAGTGTCGTACCAACCGGGGATTGAGCTGAAGTATCACTGATCTTCAGATCGGCAACCGCAGCAAAACGACGGCCGTCTTCAACAATCTTGTCCATCAAAGCTACCAAGACTTGGCTTGGTTCTTTGTACGGCAGCGGCAGGATGTTGTCGCGCATAGCACCAGACGGGATATCCACATCACGCCACTCACCTGGACCAATCGGCGTGTCATCACCCTTGATTCGCATACCACGGGTCTTCAAGCCTCCGGGCAGGTTTGACAGGGTTCCTGCATCCACCAGCTGACGCATCAAAGAAGTTGCAGCTAGAGCATGTCCACCAATCAGGTGAATCAAACCAAAGTAGTAGAAACCAAAGCCTGGGATGTATCCATAGTGTACGAAGTGCTGACGCTTCTGTTTGTTTTTGTCGTCTTCCAGCCAATTGCGACGCACAGACAATACTTGTTGCGTGCCTTTTTCAATGGTCACAATGTACGGCAATGCTATGCCAGTTGGCTCGTCATCCTTATCTTTGTCTTCATACCCTTCCAGATCAAGGTCAACGTGCATTTCCAACAACTGGAATCGGTCATCCATCGTTGCTGAAAGACCCGTCTCTTTGTTCTTCTGTTGCTCAACCTCGTCCATTGTTCGAACTGGATCGCCAAGATCTATGTCTCTATAGAAGCCAGCAACCTGAAGCTTCCTCAGCTCGTTCTTGGTCTTGCGCATGCGGTGGGTAACACGTTCCGCATCTTCAAGATTCTTTGCGCCGTATGGCACAACGATGTCTTCAGCCGTGATGAACACAGCGGTCTGACGATCAAGACTTGGATCAAAATAGACTTTTTTGAATGCGTTACCTGAAAGACACAGACTAATCAGCATGCGCTCATGTTCAGGACGATACTCACGCATCACTTCAGTCAGCTGATAGTTCATGTCATCAGCCACCCGAACGGATGCGTCTTTTTTCTCAGGCGTTTCTTTGCCGATGATTTGTGTCTTGACTGGACCCATCGCCGGAAAAGTTTCCATGATGGCTTCAGACTGGAACTTAACTGCGCTCTCCATTAGGATTGGGTGATAGACACCACAAGCTCCTGACCACGGCTCAGTGCGTTCTTCATAATCAAGCCCGAGAAGCTTTAGGCCTTTGACGTAGGTGTTCAGCCAGTCTTTGCGTGAGCCAATATCAGTATCGTATTCGCCCAAAAGATCACTGGCCAGCGTTGCAAGAACGCTCTCATCAATTTCTTCGGCTAAATTTTTGTTGAAATCATCTTCGCCGGGCATGATGTCAATCTCAAGCCCATCCATCTTGATGCCAACAGACTCGGGGTCTTCAATTTCAATCTCGATATCCGGCTCTTCAACTAAAGATTCCAGCCCTTGGGGCGCTTGGTACAGTGCTTTATCGACTGCCATGATGTGTCCTTATCGAAATTTTGGGCCAGTAAGCCATAGTGTAGCTGTATGTCTAACACCTTGCATAACTGGGGCGACCCTGTGCGATATGAACGAAGGAAACGCAATCAAGGTGCCTTTTTTTAATACAGGCTGACAAAGCTCAGACTTAAACCGCAGCTCAAGCTCACCGCCATCAAATTCTTCTGGGTCACTTAACATACAAATCACCGTGATTTTCCTATCTAACGGTGCGTTTGAAAGCAAAAGTGTATCAATGTGCCAGTTGAAATGATCCAGAACATTATAAGAGGCCAGTTGTATTGGTTCATAACCACCAATGACCAACCCCCAGCCTTCTTGGGTGTTACACAACATGCCAAAGTTGGCCATGATCCCAGCAAACCAATGATCTTGTTCTGCAAACCCTACCAAGCAGTTTCTATCATCAGAATTCAAATGCAAATCCGAATCCAATGCGCCTTGTTCCATGTCGGTTCGGTCAAACTCAGCAGAATCACAGACAATCGGCGGGATTCTAGTAGTGCGATAGATGTTCATTAGTAGTATGCGTGCCGTCTAGATTTGAATTCTCGTACTGGATCTTCTTCGTCCAAGTCCGCCTTAATGAACCCGCCTTTTCTGAACCGCATCAAGGCTAAAGACACCGTATCTACATAGTCGTCGTGGTCTCCAGCTGGGAAAGAGGCGACTTCATCGACAACTTCTTCAGCCCAGTGCATGTTTGGAGCCCAGACTCTACCTGAAGCAAACAGATCTGATACAGCATTTAGTCTTGTGATCTTGTCATTGCCCCGAGTCGGCGTAAATTCCTGAACCGGGATCCCAGCAGCTCTCATCTCATAGATCAACGGCGCACCAGAGGCTTTCTTTTCAATGATGATTGAGTCCGGTTGCCATTCATCGTGTTCTGCTTTGACCAGTCTTTTGAGATCTGGGAACTCAACTCGATCTCTTACGGCATTCAACAGAATGATATTGGCTACATCCCGTCCTTTATCATCCGGATGGTAGAAAATACCCCAAGTTGTACCGGCTGAATAGTCCGCCCTGTTATGTGCTTCATACGCCGTATCCCAAGCCTGCAATATGAACTCACACGGCGGAGCTGATTCCCCTTCCCAGACCCTCCACCATTCTCTTTTGACAATCGCTGAAGACTCAGAGGTCGGATTTTGTTGGTACTGGGCTTGCCATTTACTATTTGGCAGTTCTTCTTTCAGAGATTCCAGCTCTTTCAGCGACCAAAACTCCGGCCAAACTGGATTCCCCGAGGGCAAAATAGCAGGAAATTCAATGACTTCCCACTCATCCCCACCCCTTTGGGCGGCGGCTTTTAAGACCTGACCCGTCAAGTCTCTCTTAGCCCAGCGAGTCATCACTATTACTATAGCTCCCCCGGGCTGAAGTCGCTGTCTAGGACCCGAGGTAAACCACTCATAGGTCCTATCAAACACACTGGGATCACTTTCAGCCAGTTTAGCTTCTTGTTCTGAGTGGGGGTCATCAATGATGATTAGATCTCCACCCTTACCCGTCACAGTTCCGTCCACACCAATAGCAAAATACTCGCCGTCCTTATTGGTAGACCATCTACCAGCAGCTGTAGAGTCGTGTCTCAGTGATACGTTCGGAAAGACTTTTCCATACACCGGCCCATCAATCAGGTTTCGGGTCTTACGGCCAAAACCTACAGCTAGTTCTGAGGTGTTAGAAGCCTGGATGATCTTCCGGCCTGGGAATTTACCCAAGTACCAACTAGGCAGTAAGAACGAAGCGAACTCAGACTTCGTATGCCGAGGCGGCATGTTGATGATCAACCTCTTTAACTTCCCCGAGGCTATTTCCTCAAACTTTTTAGCCATGATGGCGTGGTGTCTACCATGTATAAACCCCGGCCACATGACTTTGACAAAGTCCATGAAGTTCTCCTGTCCTCTTTCCATCTGGACAGAATTAGCATAACCCTCAGCCATCAAAAGCAAATGATCCCTCTGCCCCGCAGGCAAAGAGTCTATAACTTTCAACAACTTATCCTCTGGCAAGCTCTTCAATAACTCAAAGAGCTCGTCATCACTGGGCTCATTCAATGGTATGCACTCTCAAATTCGAAGGCCGTATAGACCTAGCCCGTCTCTTTATCCCCTTACAAACTCCCAACTCCACCAACGCCCACATCTTCCGCGATACATTCCCCCGACCCTTTTGCCCAGTCAAACCCATCACATCATCTATAGACGGGCCAAAGCCAAACCTTTTCCACCACTCATCTATCACCAGATAAATTTCCCGCTGTGCAGGCGTCATACCAACTCCAAAATTTTTATATGTAATTTTTTTCCACCCCCCCATTCCTAGAACACGGGGGGGGGTTAGATACTTAACTGTCAAGCATGGTCTGTAACTTATTGATTACAAAGACTATTGTCAGTGTAACACCTGTTACACTGAGATTTGTAACAGCGAGTAACTTTGTTAAGTTTGCGGGGTGACAGCGCTAAAAGTTGGTGGGGTGGTGTGCGGATTACTAAGCATAGGCTCGGGCTCAGAGCCCGCCGAATTTGGGGGGTCGGGTGGTAGTGGGGTCGCGTTTCCCGCCTTTTCGCTCACCTCTCCGGCCGCACCGATGCCATCCTGTGCCGCATCATCATGCCGTGATACATGGCCGACCTGTTC